ATCATTGCGAATGTGTACGACAATCCGATGCAGCGGTACATTATCTGTTCGGACGCTTCTCTTACCGATAAGGCGACTGCACGCGCCGCCATTTTCGAGAGCGCAGAGTTCTCGGCTGAGTCCGGCAAGGGCGCAGCAAATGGTAGCACAACCACCGGTATTTCGGCTGCACAGCTTGACGTATCGACCGTAGACGCTGCTGATCTTTCGCACCCGCTGAAGATCGTAGGCATCCTGGACGATGTGGAAAACGCTGACTTTACTGCTGCCGGTATTCCGCTGATTGTGATGTTCAACAACCATGCCCTTACAGCACCTGCCACTGGCGGATCTGCTGAAGGCACAATCTCGTAAGGAGGGTAGTGAGTTATGGCTATTTCTCGCGCACAACTCGCCAAAGAGCTTGAGCCTGGCCTCAACGCCCTCTTTGGCATGGAATACACTCGATACGAGGGTCAGCATGCTGAAATCTTCGATACCGAAGGCTCCGACCGAGCATTCGAAGAAGAGGTCATGCTGTCAGGTTTCGGTGCCGCACCGGTTAAAAACGAAGGCGCTGGAATCTCGTTCGACGACGCGAACGAGGCGTATACCGCACGGTATACCCACGAGACCGTCGCAATGGGTTTCTCGATCACCGAGGAAGCTGTTGAGGACAACCTCTACGACCGTCTGGCATCCCGCTACACCCGTGCTCTCGCTCGTTCGATGGCACACACCAAGCAGGTTAAGGCCGCATCCGTCCTTAACAATGCTTTCACCGCAGGCGCAACTGCCGGCGGCGACGGTGTGGCACTCTGTGATGCTTCGCACCCGCTCACCAGCGGTGGCACTTTCGCCAACGAGCCGTCCACTGCGGCAGACCTGAACGAAACCTCACTCGAAGATGCGCTGATCAACATCGCAGGCTTCGTCGATGAGCGTGGTCTGGTCATCGCACTGCGCGGTATGAAGCTGATTATTCCGCGTCAGCTTCAGTTCATTGCCGAGCGTCTCCTTGTATCGAACCTCCGTGTTGGAACCGCCGACAACGATGTCAATGCGATTAAGAGCATGGGCATGTTGCCGGAAGGTTATGTAGTCAACGACTACCTGACCGACACGGATGCGTTCTTCATCAAGACGGACGCCCCGAACGGCCTCAAGCACTTCGAGCGTATGCCTCTGGCAACCAACATGGATCCGGACTTCGACACCGGCAACATGCGGTTCAAGGCTCGTGAGCGTTATTCGTTCGGCTTTTCAGACCCGCGTTGCGTATTCGGTTCGCCCGGCGCGTAACGAAGGGGAAAGTTCCTCCCCGACTGGGGGCCGCGATTGCGGCCCCCTTTTTTTTCGGGTACTATGACCTAGTCCCTGACAGACCTATTGTAGGTCTGACACTAGCCAAGACAGGAGAACCAAATGGCTACGACTACTTTTTCGGGTGCAGTTCGTTCGAAGGGCGGCTTCACCTCTGTCAGTGAAAACTCGACTACTGGAGCATTCACCACTCTTTCGAGCATCAGTTCCACTGGTGTGTCTTCCTTTGATGCGAACACAATGGCTGTAGAAGCTGGCACTGGTATCACAACTGGTACTGGCACTGTTTACCGCAGTTCCGTACAGCGTTTGGGCGGCATCATCACCACTCGTATTCTTATCGACCTTACAGGTCTGCGCTCGACCGGCTCTGGTGATATCATCGGGGTTAACGGTACATCACTGGTTTGTCACATTGGTCAGATCACAGCCGCAAAGAACGGCACCATCCTGACAGGTAGCATGGAGTGTTTCGAGGCACCTGCTGGCGGAGATCCGGACATCAACATCCACTCCGCAACAGAAGGCACAGGTGTTGAGGATGGAGCAATCGCTGATTTGACCGAAACACTTCTGGTCAATGCTGGCGATGCATCGCTTGGCAGCAAAGTGTACTTCACCGCAGTCCCGGCTGCGGATGAGTTCCTCTACCTGACAACAGGTGCGGCCACCGATGCGGACTACACTGCGGGCAAACTCTTCATCGAAATGATGGGCTACGAAGCCTAGTAAGGAAGTTTGAAATGGCAAGTTCCATTATTGCTAAAACGGCGACTTCTACAGGCAGCTTGCTTGGCGGTAGGACTCGCCTCAAGGCGTTTGTTGTTCGAAGTGCCGGCAGCGGGAGTCCCGCTGCCGTCTTTCGAAGCGGCGGCGGATCCGGCACGACTCTGCTGACCATGACTTTTGTAGCTGGCGACGACACGCAGATCACAATCCCGGAGCATGGAATTATTTTCGAAGACGGCTGTCACGTCACTCTTACAGCCGTAGACTCGATCACTGCGTTCTTCGGGTAGTCGTCATGGCGCGCAAAAAGTCAAAGATGCCGCCAAGAAACAAAAAGAATTTCCGCCCCACAAAGGCTGGGGCGGGAATGACTGAGGCTGGGGTAAAAGCATACAGACGTGCCAACCCTGGCAGCAAGTTGAAGACAGCAGTTACGGGAAAGGTCAAGAAGGGCAGCAAGGATGCGAAGCGGCGCAAGTCGTTCTGCGCCAGATCTGCTGGTCAGATGAAAAAGTTCCCCAAGGCTGCGAAGGATCCGAACAGCCGACTGCGTCAGGCACGGCGGAGGTGGAAATGCTAGATGAAAAAACCTTGGCTAAAACCCTTGTTGTTGGTCTTGGCGGGGTGGCTCTTTCTCTTGTGGTTTGGATCCTCACGACACTGATCGAGGTGGACAAACGCACGGCTGTGATTGCTACGAAGGTTGAATCGAACCACGCCATGTTGACGCCGCTGTGGGAAGACTTCATTAGGAGAAAAGGTGATGGCAATCTCGCGCGGATCAATGCGACAGCAGATATCCAAGCCTCCGCAGAAACGCAAATGGAGCAAGAAACGCAAATCAAAAGTGAACTGCAAGCGCCCTCGTGGTTTCAGCGAGAGAGCGCATTGCGCTGGTAGAAGGAAACGAAGGAATGCCTAAAGATGCATGCTATCACAAAGTTAAGGCGCGATATCGAGTCTTCCCGTCGGCGTATGCAAGTGGTGCTATCGCCAAGTGCAGAAAAGTTGGGGCGGCAAATTATGGAACTGGCGGCAAGAAGAAAAAGAAAAAGAGAGCAACAGGAGGGATCGAGGATCAACGACCAAAAAGAGCTTTTCGAGGAAAAGCTGTAAAGGGAACTGCGGTAGCTCGTGGTTGCGGCGCCATCATGAAGGGTCGTCGTAAACGAACCAAGGGTGCAGTCACACAGTCTTGATCCATGCATTTCTGTTGTTTGTATACATTGGGATAGGAGATGAAAGACGACTTGTAAGCAAGGATATGTACTTTCGCGACCTAAACGAATGCACATATTTCGCGCAGAAGCTGCACAAGCAGGGCAACAAGATCACTGCTTATTGTGTGCCGAAGCAAGTCAATGAAGAGACAACGAGGGTGTACTGATGTTAGCAGAATTAGCCGCAGCAAATGCAGCCTTCGCTGTCATCAAAACAGCCGTACAGAACGGCAAGGACATTGCTTCGGCAGGCAGTGCCATTGCACAGTTTGTAGGTGCGAAAAGTGATTTACAGCGCAAGTCGCAGAAAAAGGGTGGTGGCTCCGATCTTGAAGAATTCATGGCCTTGGAGAAAATCAAGGAGCAGGAAGAACAACTGAAGCAGCTTATGATCTACGCCGGTCGTCCGGGTCTATGGACCGATTGGCAAAGATTTCAGGCAAAAGCCAGGGTCGCGAGGAAAGAGGCAGAGATAGCAGCGGCAGCTAAACGCAAGAAAATCGTCGAGGGGACGATAGTAGGTTTGTTCTTGCTTCTGTGCTTGGCTGTGGTTGGATCTATTGTAGCATTGATTCTACATCACCAAGGTAGGCTTTAATGGCAGTCAGAAAGACAAAAAGTGGTCTTGCGCTTAAAAGATGGTTCAAGGAGAAGTGGACGGACCAGAGAACTGGTAAGCCGTGTGGGCGTCGCAAAGGTGAAAAACGGGGTACTCCATATTGTCGCCCCACGAAAAGGATTTCGTCCAAGACCCCCAAGACAGCTTCCGAAATGACAGCCGCTGAAAAGCGCAGCCGGATTAGTCAGAAGAAACGCATAGGTCAACCAGCCGGCAAGCCCCGGCGTGTAAAAGCATTGAGAAGGAGAAAGAAAAAATGAAACCGATTCCGAAGGGTCCAAAAGGCGCAGGACTTCGAGCATTGAAAAAGGAGTCTCCGAGCACCGTGAAAAACATGGGGTTTTTCAAAAACGGCGGTATGGTGTCGCCGCGCAAGGAAGCTGCTGGTGCCATGACAATGCCGACTCGTAATGCAACTCGCACGAATACTTGAAGATTGGATTTTTGACGAGCTATGCAAGCCGGACGAGTTTGTAAACGGCAACGCGCTATGTCCTTTTGCTCGAAACGCATGGTTGTCCGAAAAGGTTAAGACGCGAGAAGAAGTTGGTGACATTTGGGATGCGGTGTACGAGGAGATCACCACGTTCGACGACACATACCAAGTAGTTGTGTGCGGAAACTACGGAGACAAATACACCTACGACGACCTTGAAGCAGGTTGTTTCGCATTGAACGGGTGGCTGGCTGCAACAGGTGTTGATATCTGGCTGCTATCGTTCAAGGACAAGGGGCTGAACATGATTTTTGTGCAGCGCCTTACTGACCTAGACAATGCTAGTGCAAAGCTAGAACGTCTGGATTACTA